TTGAGAAATAAAAACCCTTTCCTTCTGTCCATCCAAATTTTTGTAATTTAGGGTCAATTTTAAATTCATTAAAATAAGCATCAGTTCCATGATAAAATATTTGTGGATTACCGTTATTATCAACAACCTTACTATTTCCAAACCATTTCTTAAAGTTATCATTTAAGTTGGTTTCGGTTTCTTGTTGTTCATTCAAGTATTCACGTATAGTAGTTGCTATAAATTTTCTTAACTTCATATTCTTAAATAGTTTATCTTATATATAAATATTCAAGTTTTAAAATTCCACCCACAAAAATAAAACAAAAAGGTTTATCTCTCGTATCAACGTTTTCAGGTTAAATCCGCACAGCATATAACAAAGTGTATATGTAATGTGAGGTTCATCGGTATATTAAACAGCATCATTCTAATCAACATTTGTGGTTAAGTCACGTTTAGGTTTTCAAATCTCACACTACATATACACCCGACCGTTAATATGATAGTGAATAAATCTACCAACTTACTATCCGATTATTAGTCGAAAATCACACTTTCGTCAGGACGGTGGGATTCGAACCCACGGAGGACAACGCCTTTGTGCCCTCGCTGGTTTCCAAGACCAGCAGCTTCAACCTAACTCGCTCACATCCTGTTTTTGTCGAATAGGAGGGATTCGAACCCCCAAAGTCCTGAGTCCAATTCAGGTTGGTTACCAATTACCATACTACTCGATGTTTTAACAAACAATTCATTATACGAAAGAACGAAATAAAAGTTACAAAAAAACCCCACTCTTTTCAGAATGGGGTTTTTCATACAAAAATTCATTTGAAAAATTTAAGCATAATATCCCCATTCACCATCTTGTGGATGTTGTTGCGGTTGGGGTTGTGTATGAATTAAATTCTTCATAATTAAAACTTAAAACTATGTTTAACTAAAATCTTCTGCAAATATAGTCATTAAAATCATAAATACAAACATTTTTGAAAAAATTATTGAAATCCTAAACTTTGCATTGCATTTTTTAGTAAAGTCTGTGCTTGTGAGATAGTTATGGATTTTTTCTTAACTAATCCAGTGCTACCGATTATTGTTTTTAATGCCGATTCTAATTCTTGTGGAGTATCAATACGTGACAATGAATATAATACGCTTGTTGAATTTTGAAGTGCTTTATCTAAACTGGTCACATCAGAAGGAACACCAGTGCTTGTATCAGTTTGTTGCTGAACTTGTTGTTCATCTTTAAAATTTGGGTCAAGTCTTTGCATCACCTCCCATATTCTGTGTTTATTGTCTTTCATTAATCACTTTTTAAATAAATACTATACACATAAATAAAAAAATTGCACCACTTGAGTGTGGTGCAATTAACTTTCAAATACAATAGTCAAGTCTTAAAATTTTACATAACCACTATCTGGCAATAAAATTTTAAAAATCATTCCTGACTTTTCAGACCTAACTTAATTCAATGATTAAGCAATGATTCTTCATCAATAAATACTGATAATATATTTTTATGTTTTTTGTCAAATAAAAATAAAAATAATTTAGTATTTATCTAAAACAAATTATTGTTTTATGGAAAATAGAAATATTATTAGGATTATTAATGAAGAAATTTCCAATTTTGATTTCTTAAATAATGAATTAAATCAAAAGGAATCAGAAAAAATTGATATTTTAAAAAATGAAGAATTTCAAAAGCAATTTATTTGTGATTCTCTTTTAAATAAAAAGGATAAAATAAAACTTAAAATAAACGATTCGAGTATTGGTGGTGATTATGAAGAAGATTTTGAAGACGCATCAAGAATCTCATTGAGATATGATTTAACTGTAGAATATACTTATGACCAAGCAAAAGAACCAGCAGTATTTGATTTAATATTTTATAGTGATAATATTGAAATTATAAAAGATGGTTGGTATGATAGGGGTAGATTAGGTGGTACACCAGATACTGATATTGAACCATCTGGTGATGCATGGTTTAGTTATATTAATTGGTATGATATTGAAGTAAACATGTATACTGTTGATGGTGATGAAATACCATTTATTGCATTTCAAAAAGCACCATCTAAAATTCAAATGTTGTTTATAAGAGATTATACCGCTAATTTAATTAAAAGTGAAACTAATTTGAGCATTGAAACACCTGAAATGGAAATTAAGGTTAATGATGTCCCATATTGTTAATTAATAATAATATGACTGATGAAAGAAAACAAATATTAGATAAGGTTAATCACCTGTTAAATAAAAAAATTGGTGAATTAATTAAAATACTTCCAGATGTTCATGAAATTGCAGATGGTATTATTATTCGTTTTTTTAATGATTGGGGCGAATGTAAGGATAATGCAGATATTAAATACAAAGTAATATCGAACAATAATGATTCAAACGAATTAATAGTATTTCATTTTATTCCAAAAAATACCATTCTTTCTTATAAAAAAAGAGAATATGTTCGTTCAATTATTTGTTTAAGTGGTTGTCTTGAACTCAATGTAAATGGTATTTTACATAGAATTGATAAATATAGTAAAATACGTATCGAAAATAATAAATTTGAGGGTATTGCATTTGAAGATACATATATTATTACTAGCATGAATTAGCATTTTAAATTACCATTTTTTTATACGGCAATGTGATTTTGGACTTCTGACTTTTGCTGGCATATAACATCCGCAAATTCGACAATAATTATGCCTTGTTAAATCTTTACATTTAATACAAATTTCCATTCTTCGTTTTGCTTCTGCTTCAACTTTTGGATTTGGAAATGTATAATTCTTCCAACCTTCATAAATTTCTGATAATCTACTCATACTAACGATAAATTATTCTTCCACCTTTACTTACAACCATATTTGGATATGCTTTTGATTCCCAATATGCATTATTTAAAATTTCTGATGAGGTAAATGCCTTGTCATATATTCTAAGTTTTTGAATTCCACCGATAAATGAAGAGTCAAAATTTTGTTGAATCGTTAGATTGTTCTTACTTTCATCTTGTGTTAGAATATCTGCTGCAGTATATGTAAAATCTTTAATATAAAGAGTTCCACCAGTATTAAATGCAGTTCCAGTTTTAATTAATACACCAATATATATGAAATCTTGTCCTGTATTATCTGGTATTCTGATTTTACTTTTTATTGGTAACCAAGTATTTTGACCAGTAGAAAAATAATTTGAAATTTGAACTGGTTGACCATCATAACCAGCAATATATGCATTTTCTGGTGTTACTGGAAGTCCAGACGTACCATAATACATAATACCATTTATTGAATATTCATATTCTTGTTGGTCGAACCATTTATGCGTTCCTTGATTAGTGATTTGATTCATATATTCAGTAGTCAATGGATATACATATTGAACTTCAGAAACAACGTCAATATCAGTACTATCGCTATACGTTAGTATAGTAATTTCATTATTTGTTCCAGTGAAAAAATTATCATTAAATATTGACATTTTAATATCATAATCTCTGTTTGATATTACCGAAACTGGTTGATTAAATTTAACAAAATATGTAGTTCCAGTACCACCAGTATATTTAATTTGTATTACAGTAATTGGATTGTTAATGTTTGGGTCACAAATATTAGGTTCAGTAAATGTGGTACTATTCGCACTTAGTGATAATCCTGCTAAATATGTATCACCCGTTGGTGCAACATAACAATCAATTGAAATTGGATTTTCAATAATGATAAATTTATTGTTTATATATGCAGTGTCTTGACCCGTGTATAATGAATATGTTTGTTTATCATAATGCCACGAATGTTTTAAGCCAAAACTACCACCGCCCCAACTAATTGAATACGAAACACCTATTTGTTTTTCTTTATCATTTACAAATGATTTAAAATAAAATTCAGGAAATTCTGGAAGTGTCCATACACTACGACCATTAATATAAAACACCAGTTTACCCGTTCTTTGTTCAGCACAATCAAGTAATTCTGGGTCTTCAATTTTATCATTTGGTGTATATACCATTGCAATCATGGTAAATCCAGTTGCAGTAATAATTGCTGATGATGATTTTGTTACTACAAGTCCGCTAGCATTAATATATTTAAATGCTAATCGTTTATCTTGTGTTAATTCAAATGCAATTACATTATTTTTCAAATTATCAATAGGTTGTACTTCAGTATATACTGTTTCGGTCATTTCTTCAGGTAGTGTAAATCCACTTTTAACTTCTTCTGATGGCATTAATGCATCTAGGTAATTTTCAAAACTTGTTGTAACACCAGAACTTCCAGCACCACCTATTGTTGTTTCACCACCAAAGTATGTGTTGTATTTATCTTCAGCACGAGCACCCATCATCAAGAAAATTCCTTGTGAATTTGGGTATAAATATACGAGAGTTTCAATTGTAATACCATTACTATATCGTGCAGGAAGTAATTGATAGTTATATCCATCTAATTTGAAAAATCCCTGTAAATAACCGCCATTTAAATCAAAATAATTAGTACTTCCACCACTTGCAGAAGTAGCACTCATTGGAAGATATGTTGTTGTTACTGTAATACCACTTGTTTCGCCTGTCGTTGGATTAATAACATTATTATATCCAACTCTATACATTGAAAATAATGTATTATTAGGTGTTATGGTTATTCCACTCCACATTATGTTGGTTCTACCGTTGTCGAATTCAGTTAAACCAAAATCAATTAAATTTATATTATCCGAATATGCTCCACTCCATTTGGTTAAACTGAATGCAGTTAAACCTGTGTTTAAATTCCATGATTTTAAATTGGTAAGGTCAATATGTATTGCCAAATTATCAGAAATTATATCATTTAAACATTCTAAATTCATTTTATACAGGAATTTAATTATAAATACTAAATCCATTTGAATATAATTGAGTATTTATAAAAAATAATAAAATTATGATGATTAAAGATACTCAACAACGATTATTCGAAATGATGAATAAAGTTGGTGGTATGCCAATTTTAACTGAAATTGATTGGAAGGGTGAATTTGGCGATGTTTCAAAAGAATGTATTAGTGTTGAAGCATTAAAGGATTATTTTAATAAAGTACTTAAAAATAATGAATTATATTTTAAAAAAAGGACAAAACCATCTTTAATGATTCATAATAAATCAATTCCTTTTGATGAGAATGGTGAAATTGATGTAGAAGCATTTATAAAAAATATTACTGAATACCCGCCACAAATCATTAGTCAAAATGAAAAAATGAGTAAATCTATTACCGATAATTCGATTACATTCAACATTGGACTTCCAGCATTACGTGGTTTAGTATATGATATTCAAAACCAAGAATTTTATATAGTTAATACATGTCCCGGTGCTGGTGCATGTGCAAATGTTTGTTATGCAAGACATGGTAGATATGCATTTATTCCTGCAATTTCACAAAAACAAACAAGAATATTAAATTTATTACTTAATCATCCAGATGATTTTAAGAAATTATTATTACATGAAATTGAAATAATTGCAATTAAGAATAAAGGTAAACGATTATTTTTTAGATGGAATGATGCTGGTGATTTTTTTACCAAAAAATATTTTCAAATTGCAGTTGAAATTACTAAAGAATTGAAAGAAAGGGGATTTAATTTTGAATCGTATGCACACACCAAAATGGGTGATATATATAATTTAAATGACCCCAATGTAATATTAAATTTTTCAGTAGATGCTACAGAAAAAGAAATGAAAAAGGTTGATTTAACAACAGCAAAAACATCAAAAATTGTTCCATTGAACCTATTTAAAGATTTATTTGTCCGTAATAAAGCAAATTTTGTTGTTGATAATAATGGTAAACTAATACCAAATGATGAAAATTCAATATTGACATTAAAGCAAAGAATTGCTGATGAATTTAATGTTGATATTAATACATTAATAATGTATGATGACCTTATTAAGATTCCTGAAGGTAATGTGAAAAAATATAACGTAATTGTATTACCAAAAGGACAAGGTGATATTGCAGCGCAAAGAAGAGATGTTCAAAGAACATTTTTACTATATCATTAAAATAAAGTATTTATATTAAAAATCAAGAATATGAAAAGAAATGATAAACAAAGACTATTTGAAGTCATGAGTAGACTCGATAAAACATTTAAGCCAAAATTAAACGAAGATGTAATTCCTGTTGAGAAACCAGAAATGGATGAACCTGTTAAAGAAGGTGCATCGTATAAAGCAAAATTAGAAGAAATTGTAAGTCTTGCAAAACAAGCATATGAAAATCTTCCTGATGGTGAACTTCCAGCGTGGGTTCAAGATAAAATTATTATAGCAAAAGTACATATGAATGATATTGTTAGTTTCTTACATACAGGTGAAGAACATGAAGAAACTGAAGAAAAGGGTGAATTCCGTAAAATGGATGATGAAGAAGGTCATCCAGAAAAACCTGAAGATGAAAAAGAAGAAGAAGAACCAGAAAATGAGGAAGAAAAGAAAGAAGAACCTGAAGGTGAGGAAGAAAAAGAAGAAGAAAAAAAGCCTAAAGTTCCTGTTGTTGATATTGCAAAAGCAAATAAATAATAATCAAATATTGATTACATAAAATGTATAATGAAGCATTAAATAAAAATACTCGTTCTTGGGCGGGAAGATATTGGAAAAAACATCATATTTCAGATACACTGAAAGAAATTGTTGAACCCGATAGCGTTGACGTATCTTCAATTCAAATGCATGATACGTTAAATCCGCTTATTTGGGAATCTGAAGAGAAAATAAAACCCGAAATTCGTAAAACATTATTAATGAATGCTAAAAGATTTATCGAGTTTTGTGATGCTGAAAATCTTAAATTTAATGATATTATTTTAACAGGTAGTTTGGCAAATTATAATTATAATGAAAATTCTGACTTAGATGTTCATATTATTCTTGATTTTAACCAAATTTCTGAAAATAAAGAATTTATCGGTGATTTTTTTAAGATGAAAAAGCAATTATGGGCAGATAAACTACCAATTCAAGTTAAGGGGCATGATGTTGAAATGTATTTTCAAGATAGTGCAGAGCCACATCATTCATCAGGCACATATTCATTAATGAATGATGATTGGATTCGTAAACCAACAAAAAAAATTATTAATATTGATAGTGCAGACGTACAGTTAAAAGCATCTGATATTATGAATGCGATTGATGATTTGAAATCCAATGCAAATCAGAAAGACTTTTTGAAAAAATATGAAGCATTAAAAAATAAGATAAAAAAGTATAGACAATCAGGACTTGATAAAGCAGGGGAATTTTCAGTTGAAAATTTGGTATTTAAGGTTTTGCGTAATACTGGATACCTTGAAAAAATGGTTGAAATTAAGAATGATTATCTAACACAAGAATTGAGTTTAAATGAATTCATTGGTTAATATATGAAAAGATTTATTGTAACAAAAAAACAATTAAACGAATATGTTGAAATAAAAAAAGCAGAAAAGGTTTTTTTCGACATAGTTGAAAGTTTGTACAAAAACACCAAATTTCTCCATGAAAATGTTTCGGTGAAAAAGGCAAACCAGTCGATTATTGATGACTTTAAAAGAAGAAATTTAATTACACCAGCGGTTCAAGAAATGTTAGTAAAGTACAAAATCATTGACGAAAAACACAAAATAATGTAATACATCAATTTTTTTGTTCTTATTTAAGTATTTATAAAAAAATATAACGTAAATAATAAGCATTTAAAAATATTTCAAATGAAAAAGAATACCTCTCAGGAAGCATTATATGAAAGAATGAGACAATTAGCAGAAGTCAATAAAAAGACAGTTAATGAATCTCCGAACCGTACATTGAGTACTTTAATCGACTATAAAAGGGCAGCAGATGGTGTTGCTTATGGTATTGTTAAAGAAAATCACCATTATTATATAAAAAAGGGTGGTTTAAAACAAGACCCAAATATTGCAGATTTTGCATATATTGGTGGTTTACAAAATATTAAAGAATTTCAATATAAATCATTGGCAGAAGCCGATAAAAATAGAAATATGATATTTCATACCATTAACGAAGCAATGAATACTGTAGTTGGTAAAACAGGGAGTAAACGAAAATTAAATGAAGATGTTGCAGGTGAAGAAATTGCAAAAGCAGAAGAAAAATTAGGTGATGCTGAAGCAGCAGCATCTGCTCCTGCACCAGAGGGTGAACCATTACCTGCAGAACCTGCTCCTAAAGGTGAACCACTTCCTGCTGATGATGAAATCGCTGCTGGCGAAGATGAAATTTCAACCGAACCAACACCTGAAGGTAGTGAAGAAGAAGAAATTGCAGCAGATGCAGAAGTTGCTCCTGATGGTAGTGAAGAAGAAGAAATTGCAGCAGATGCAGAAGTTGCTCCTGAAGGTGGTGAAGAAGATAAAGATATTACTACTAAAGAAATTGAAAAATCATTAGGTAAACTAACTAATAAGATTAGAAAAACCGAAATGACTAATTCGCAAATAAAGTCATATGTTAATACATTCTTATCGGCATTTAAGGATAAATTTCCTGATGTTGAAATTGAAGATAGAAAAGCAATGGCTGAAAAAATTACTAAAGTAGTTCCAGACAAAGAAATTGAAGATTTAAGCGCAAGCGTACCTCAAAATAATGCAGAAAGTGGTATTGAAGAAGCACAATGTGCAGAATGTGGTAGTTTTGCAATGTATGCAGAATCAAGAGGATATGATAGTGCAGAAGCACTTATGGAATGTGGTGTAGAAGAAGTTGCTAATTTAGTTGGTGGTTATGGAACAGCACATGCCGATGGTATGAATGATGGTGACCTTGAAAACGTTGCACTTGTAATTAAAATAGTTGACCCAAAAATGCTGGATACTTTAAGAAACGATTATGGTCATGAAGAATATGCAGATAAATTATCACCAATGGTTCAAGGACTAAATGAATGTAGTCAAGAAGAAGGTGTTGCTAAATTAAATGAACTTTTTGGTGGATTAAAAAGTTTGGGTAAAGCAGCAGTTGGTGGAATTGGCAGAGGAATTCAAAAAGGTGCACAAACAGTTGCTAGTGCAGCAAAAGATGTTTATCAGGCAGGTGCTGAAAAAGCAGGTCAGGTAAAACAAGCAGTTGGTCAGGCAGCAAAACAAGTTCAACAAACTTATCATGCTGGTGAAGTTCCTGCAGAAGTAAGAAAACTTGAAGGAATTGCAAATAATTTAGGTGCTCAAATCGCTGCTTTAAATACAAGGTTAGAAAAGGCTGGTAAACAACCAGTTAATGTTAACAGTATTTTAACAACAATTAAAAATCAGGTAGGTAGAGGTGGTTCTGCAAATCTTGCTGGCAAAGTACAGGAAACTATGGATGACCCTGCAAAATTTAATGCACAACCCCCAATTCAACAACTTCAGGAAGAAGAAGAATCTGAAATTGAAAAACCAGAAGTAGAAACGGGTGAAGAAGAAAAAGAAACAACTTTTGCTCCTGATGCACAATCATTAGGTGTTGGTGTTATTAAACCTGAAGGTGCTGGTACAATTAATGTTGACGTTAATGGTGCTGATAAAACCGTTAGTATTGCAGTAAATGAAGTTGTTGCTAAATTTAAAGAAGTACTTGACAAAATAAACGAAGCAAAAGGTGGTAATAAAGTTCCTTTTATAAAAGGTGCTGAAGTAGTTAATGAAGAAAAGCCATCTGCAGGTCTTTCGAAAGAAAAGAAATCTGATGTTGTAAAAGCAGCAAAAAGGGGTGAAGATATTGGTAAAAAGGGTAAAGGATTTAAAGAAGTTGAAAAGAAAGCAAAAGCAAGTGGTGCAACTGACCCAAAAGCAGTTGCTGCTGCTGCAATGTGGAAAAACATTAAAAGAGAAGGTGCTGAAGAAAAAAAGCCAATGAGCGAATCTGAACAAAAACTTAGAGCATATATTCGTAAAAGACTTGAAGAAAATACTGGAATTAGAAAACCAACACTAAATGAAAATAAAAAATCTGATACTTTGAAAAAATTAGATAGTATTATTGATGAACAATTTAAATTGTTCAAATCTGAATTTAAAAAGAAATAAAATAGTGTAATTAAAATAAAAACCCGAATTTTTTCGGGTTTTTTTATTAATAGTATTTATGAAAAAACAGTATCATGATTAATGATGAAAATAAATTAAAACTTATCTATATCAATAAGATTGGATATAATGCAAAGGGTGAAGGATTATATGAATTTATATTTTCAGAAGACCCTACTAATATTGATATTGAAGCATGGTGTTGGGATTTAAGTCCAGCATGTGATAATGCAATGCCACCAACAGAAAATTATATTAGTGCTGTTTTTAATTTAAAAACAAGTTCTTTTGATTTATTCTGTTTACATGAAGCGGTGGATAGAGAATATATGCATGGTTATCATACTATTCATGCACTTGCATATGAAATTGAAAAACAAGAAGATGATAATGCTGGTGATTATGAAAAAATGTTTGAATCTGAAAATGATGATGTACCGTTACTTGTATTTCATTATGGGATGACATTGGCAAAAGTTAAAGATTTGCTAAGTTCAAGAAAAATTATTTTAAAAAATAATGAATTTATTGAGGTTTCTTCAATAAAATTATAATATTTATAATATCTAATTACCTATTAAGTGGTAAAACAGTAAAGAAAACGTATTATTGTATGAATGCGTTTCGGGTATTTTAAGTTCATCACACCAATCGGGTGAAGGAAATCGAAATGCGGTATTTCATGAAATTTATCACATTTTGCCTATCTCACCAAATTAGGGAGAAAAGGTTTCGAAGCACAATACGTCAAGATACGTATCGTGCTTTGCAGTTTTTATACAATCATAGTATTTATTGATAAAATATTATAAATGAGTACAAAGCCTAAAGATGATAATTTTGATGAACAAGATAGTTCACCAGAGCATATTCCTGTGATACCTTTGATGCTCAAAAAGAAAGAGAAAAGGAAGAAGCTAGAAAATTGGCTGCTGGGTTAAGAAAGAAATCAGGAAAAGTAGAGCCTGTTATTATTACCAAACAAGGTTTAGTTAAAAAAGCAAGTGAATTGACTTATTCAGAACAAGAGGTTGAAATAGTTCGCTGTGCATCTGACCCAATATATTTTATTGAAACATATTTAACAATTTTTGACCAAACGCAAGGTAGTGGTGGTATGATTGTACCATTCAAACTATTTCCAATGCAAAAAGATTTGATTCAAACATATCTGGATGAAAAATTTGTTGTTGCAAATAAATATCGTCAGGCAGGTATTTCAACAACAACATGTGCTTATATTGCATGGTATGTAATGTTCAATAAAAATAGACAGGTGGCTATTGTTGCAGATAAACTTGAAACTGCACGTGATGAATTAATGTCAGATGTTGTTGAATTTATTGATAACTGTCCAGAATGGCTTAGACCTAAAACTGGAAGACAAACAGAAAAATTCTTAAAAGACACCCAAAAATTAAAATTATACGATAATGGTTCACGTCTCGGTGCGTTCAGCAGTAAAGGTCTTCGTGGTATGACACCTACTTTACTATTCTGGGACGAAACTGCGTGGACAGAAAAGAGTGATAAGTTCTGGACTTCAGCATTACCCACATTGCAAACTGGTGGTCGTGCAATTATGGTTAGTACCCCCTCTGGTCTTGATGCAGTATTCTATAAAACTTTCATGGGTGCTCGTTCTGGTGAAAATAATTTTAAGGCTGTTGAACTTTGGTGGTATAATGACCCTAGATATAACAAGGATTTGGTTTGGATTAAAAACAAAGGAAAAGAAAATGAAATCAGATTAGTTGATGAAAATTGGGATGCTGCCAAACGAATCAAAATGGCTGATGATGGTTGGAATGCAAGTTCTCCTTGGTTTGAACTACAAGTACGTAATGCGAATGGTGATATGCGTAAAGTTGCGCAAGAACTTTTGTGTTCATTTTTGGGTTCTGGTGACAACTTTATCGCAGAAGAATATTTAAAAAGAATTCAAGAGACTGAAGTTCAAACACCAATACGTCAAGAATATACTGATTTAAATTTTTGGATTTGGGAAGACCCTAAAGTGGGTGAAACCTATCTAATGTGTATTGATGCGTCACCGGGTCATGGTGATGATAATTCAACAATTAATTTACTTAAGACCATTGAAATAATTGAGGAAAAGATAATTACAAAAGGTGATAAAGTAAAAAAAGTAAAAATTAAAAGACATAAAGTTGAACAAGTTGCTGAATACTATGGTAAAGTTGTTCCACAAATGCTTGCTGAAATAGCATATCAATTTGGTAAACGATATAATAACGCATATTGCGTTGTTGATATTACTGGTGGTTTTGGTGTACAGACAGTTGAGAAGTTATTAGAATTTGGATATGATAATGTTCACTTCGCAGAAGTTACACATAAACCAAGCCGTGATAGACTTCAAGGATATATTAAAAAGGGTCAAAAAGTTATGCCTGATGGTGCTGTAATTAATGTTGATTTGATACCCGGATTCTTTATCGGTAATAATCGTGCATCAGTTTTACTTGAAATGCAACGTGCCATCCATTTGGGAGATGTTATTATTCGTTCTGTGAGACTATTAAATGAATTAAAAACATTTGTTACTATTGCAGGTAATCGTGTTGCTGACCATAAACGCAGTTTTCATGATGATAGTATTATGGGATTGGCAATTGGATTATATACATTGAATTTTGACATGGCAAGATTTAAACAAAGTAAGGGTGTTACAGAAAAAATGTTAAATGCAATTATTACAAATAACGAGATTTCACAAATCGGAAAAAAAATGAATGTAAAATATAAACCATTAATTTCACCAAATAGTGCTAGTCCGTTAAATCCATACGGTGTTAATTCGTGGTTATTTAAAGACTTAGATAAGAAAAATAAGTTATAGTTTTAAGGTAAATTTCATATTACCCGAATCATAAATTTTTAAAAATCCAGCATCATTCATTATTTGATGCTCGGTCTTCGCTGAATCATGTCCTGAGTTAACTAATACATTTTTTCTATACTTATAACGATATTCACGTATTAAACTATTTTTTTTAAAGTAATAATAATTTGGTTGAGTGTTATATTCGTGCTTGAAGCCTAATTTTAAGTATAGACTTCCATTAGAATATCTTCTATCTGCATATGTTGTTATTAATTCAGGTTTATAAAATTTAATGAAATATTTTAGTAATTTACTTGCACCGCCAACTACTTGTGTGTTTAGCTTATTACAGAATCTTAACATTTCATATTCACCATTATTATTTTTTTTATTCCCCATAACAATACGCTTTTTTCCAAACGTCATAATTGATACCAAATTATCTTCGTGGAAAAGTCCTAATTTAACATTACTTCCAACATTACCTTGTAAATGATTTTCTTTTAAAAATTTAGACGCAATCTTTGAATCAATTTTTTTTATTATACATTTACGTGCATAATATATATTTTGAAATATTCCTACTTTAGATTTTAATATTGATTCAACAATCGATTTTTTATTTACCCATTCATCTTCAAAAATCTGTATTAGTTGAATATTATTATTCTCGCAATCATTTGTTTTATTGATATGATATTTTTTTTCTTTAAATAAGTTAGAATGCCAATATAAACCATTATATTCTATACCAATTTTATAATCTGGCAAATAAATATCAATTTCCTTACCATTAAGAATTGTTCTTTCGTTTTCAACGTAAGCAATTTTATGATTTTTCAACATATTTTTAATTTCAATTTCTGGCTTCGTTTCCAATAACGAACAAGATAGACATGATTTTCCAGATAAGTGGTCGTTGGGTGTTTGTTCGAACATTCCGTGCTTATCGCAAATAATTTTAATTTTTGTTTTAGCGTCTACGTACTCTGTTTTAGAATAATCATACTTATTCCCAAATACACTTATTGCTTTATCAATAAAAGCTTCAGATGCTGTGCTTTTTTTACTATTGCCAACTATATTAAAACCACACTTAGGACAACCATGACCACGTAAGTGATTATCTGGTGTTTGTAAGAATTCACCATGTATTAAGCAATTAATTTTTATGACTGTTTTAGAATTAACATATTCAACATTTGAATAGTCATACTTATTATTGTGCACGTTATTTGCGTCAATAATAAACTGTTCATTAGTTTTCAAACTAGATTTACCACATCTACCACATCCACTTCCCGATAAATGCGCATCGCCTCTTTGTTCAAAAATTCCATGTATGGGGCAAATAATTTTTTGTTTTGATTTAATTTGTGCAGTTTCAATTAAATCATATTTATATTTATCTCCATGAACAATTCTTGCCTTATTAATAAATTTATTTTTTTCCATTTTCAAGCTTTAGATATTCAATATCTTTACTAATTAAACTAAGAATTTGCTTTGAATAAGTATATTCATTTAATTCACACAATTTTTTATATTCATCTTTAAAATTATTATTTACTCTAATAACAATTTTTCCGTCTTTATTTTGTTTACCAATAATATTATTTTGTTATAACATTAAATACTGCAAATATAATAATGATTTACCAATATCAAGTATTTATATAAAATTTTGTCTTTTTTAGATAAAAAAAGTATTTATAAAAAACTATAATAAATTATAAAAATGGCTGAAGAAAATAAAAGAGGCACAGTATATCAACAACTCAATAAGTTGTTAAATCTCGATGGGTTTGGTTTTCAGGATTCACAACCATCTATATCACAATCAACACCTTCAAAAGAAAGTAAGATTATTATAAAAGGCATGACTCCTGAAGAAATTCATAAAAAGGGTCTTGAATTAGAGCAAAAAAAAGAACTTCAAAATAAATTTTTTAGAACAACCGATAGGGGTTTTCAAAAAGCACTTCAATATGAAGCAGCAAGGCTTCCTGCATACATAGATTATGAAGGTATGGAATATTATCCAATTATTTCAAGCGCATTGGATTTATTCATGGAAGAAGCAACAACTATTGGTATTAATGGTAAAATGTTAAATATATATTCCAATAAGGAACGTATAAAAATGTTATTGGAAGAATTATTCTATGAAATTGTAAATGTTAATGTTAACCTACCCTTCTGGATAAGAAATACGGTTAAATATGGTGATAATTTTGTTTTATTATATGGTGAAAGAAAAAAAGGTATTACACATGTAAAACAATTAGTTAATTACGAAATTGAAAGATTTGAAAGAATTCAAAATGGAAAACCAGTTGTTAAATTTAAAGAAAGAATGACTGGTGATGAATTTAATGTTTTTGAAATAGCACACTTTAGATTATTAGGTGATGATAAGTATTTGCCCTACGGAAGTTGCTTATTATCAGATAGTTACATAAAAACACAAAGTGGTATTAAAGAAATTAAAGATATTGTAAAAGGGGATATTGTCACTGGTTTTGACATTAAAACACAAAAATTAATAAAAAGTAATGTATTGGATGTTGTATGTAATGGTGAAAAAGAGGTTTATCGTGTTTCAACATCACACAATTATATTAAGGCAACTGATAATCATAAAATACTTATTTATGATTACAAGGATAACAAATTTAAATATGAATTTGTTTCAGAGTTAATGATTGGTGATGGATTGGTTATTAATAAATCAGATGATTATTCTGAAAAAATTGAAATAAATAAAAAGAATGAAATAAAAGAGTATAATGGGAGAATCTACAACGCATTTACTGATGATTTAAAATATATTCCAGAATATGTTGATGAAGACTTTGCCAGAATGTTTGGTTTTTTATTGGGTGATGGTGGTATCAACAGTAAACGACCATATATGGTATATTTTGCATATGGTGTACATGAAACAATAAATAAAAAATACATTGAATTATTAGAAAAATTCTCAGGTAAAGAAATTTATTTAAGAAAAAATAAATCATATAACAATGGAATAGCATCTGCTGTTGTTAATTCTAAATCATTAGCGACAGTGTTGTTAAACATGGGATTCGATGGAAATGCTCGTAATAAAAGAATTCCTAAGTGGGTTTATTCCACATCCAAAGAGATAAGAAAAGCATTTTTAGAAGGAATTATAGATGCAGACGGTTGTGTTAATGTTGATAAATGGAATTGTAGAAGATTCCAAATTGAATTATCAAACTATTCATTAATTAATGACATTAAATTACTTGCACAATCCCTTGGTTATAAAACTGGTAATATTAATAAAAGAAAACCAAGAAAAAAAGATGTTTTGATTAACGGTAATAAAATAATTAATATTGCCGATTCGTACATGCTTTATTTTTATGAAAGTGAAAACACTCAAACTAAATCTTCGGATATTGAGAGTAGGAAAACCAATGATTTTATTGTCGAAAAAATTAAATCGATTAAGCCTGACGGAAAAGGATTTGTTTATGATATTCATGTTGATAACGAAAATCATAATTTTTTTGCTAATAATATTGTAGTCCATAATTCTGTGCTCAATAAAGTACGTAGAGTTTTCAGGCAATTGGTTATGGCGGAAGATGCAATGTTAACTTATCGTATTATTAGAGCAGGTGAAAAGAAAGTATTTAAGATTGATGTTGGTAATATTGATGAGGATGATATTGAAGAATATATCTACAAGGTAGCAACCAAGTTCAAAAAAACTGCTTCAGTTAATCCAAATGATGGTCAAATTGATTATCGTTTCAATATTTTAGGTAATGATGAAGATTATTTCTTACCTGTAAGAAATGCAAATACTCAAACAGGTATTGATACACTTCCGGGTGCTGCAAACCTTGATGCAATACAGGATATTGAATATCTTCGTGATAATTTATTTATTGGTCTAGGTATTCCAAAACCATTTTTAAGTTTTCAAGATGCTGCTGGTGCTGGTAAGAATATGGCACAATACGATATTAGATTTGCAAAGAAAATAAATCGTATTCAACAAGCCATGATTCAAGAACTCAATAAAATGGCAATAATTCATTTGTATTTGCTTGGATATACTGGTGAAGACCTCAATAGTTTTACTTTAACACTTACAAATCCAAGCACACAACAAGAATTGTTGAAATCGGAATTGATGCGAGATAAAGCGCAAACATATACTGAATTAACACGTGCTGAAGGTGGTATTGCTGCAATGTCACATACAACTGCAAAACGCATGATATTCAATATGTCTGATAGAGAAATTGTTGATGATTTGAAACAACAAAAAATGGAAAAAGTTGTAATGCAAGAATTACAAGACTCTCCAGTTATAATAAAGAAATCTGGTTTATTTGCTGATATTGATAAGAGATTTGGTGAACCAGTTGAAGGAATACCTGTTACTGGCGGTACTGAAGGTGGTATGCCACCTACTGGTGGTGCTCCTGCTCCATCTTCAACTGGTGCTCCCGCTATTGGTGGTGCTCCATTGGGTGGTGCACCTACTGGTGGTGCTCCTGAAGGTGGTATTGGTGGTGCTGCACCAATTGGTGGTGGTGAAGCAGCACCGTTAGCAGAACAAATGAGAAAATTAACGAATGAAGAGTATAACAAATATGTAGAAAGATTAGTGTATGGTTCAACAAAAGAATCTGAGGTAAAAAATGAAATTAGACATAAGGCAATTATTCAAGAAAATAATGAAATTGTAAATAAGTTCAATAAAAATGCCGAACAAATGATTAATGAAATTGATTTTTTACTTAATAAAAACGAAACTATTAATACTCAACAAAAAATAAACGAAGGTGAAGATGTTAATTTAGAAGACCTTGAAGAAATTGATTTAAGTTAATTATTAATGTAATTTATTTAAATATTACAAAATAATAACATTTATAACTAATTGCAGTATTTATAATAAAATTGTGTCATACCATATGAAAAACACCAACATAGGAATAGTTAATTTGATGGTTTCAAACAAACTAAAAGATTCATATTTTAATGAAAAATTAATTGATGAATCTAAAAAAATTGCATTTGATTTTTTTGATGTTGTAAAAAATTCACCAATTTTACAATTGGAGTTTAAGGTGTTCAATAATATGGAAGATAAATATATTGAAAACGATATTGCTGCAACTCGTTATATCGATAATAACATAAAACTTTTTGAAGTATATACCATTGAAGAAATTGAAAAGGAGCGTGAAAAATTATTACCGTTTATTTCTGAAAGTCATAAATTGAACAATAACGATGAAAGAATTAAATTATTTAACGCTGTTGATAATTTAATTGAAGAATCGCTTAAACGTTCTGATGAGATAAATGTAGATAGTATTCATGAATCATTCACCTATGTTTTAAATCATATAAAAACACAAAAAAAGCAATTGGTTGAAGGTGTTGAAGTAAAAGAAATTGATGATAACATCATTGAAATTGCTGTGGATAAGTTTAACGAAAAATACGAATCACTAAATGAAGATGATAAAAATTTACTTCAAACACTTATTAAAGCAAATGATGAAGAAAAATCAAAACTTCTTGAAACCTATAAAAACGATACACTTCAAATACTAGAAGGCATTAATAAAGAAAATACTAAAGATAATGTTGCCAAAGCAATTAAAAAAATTAAAGAAATGACATATAGAAAAGATAATGTTGATGACAACATTATCAGTCTATATGAA